CTGCGTAGACTTGGTGACAAAATTTTGCGGAATCCCACCCATATTCTTGAAAGTCTGAATACAACTGAGAAACAAGTGAAGTGGTAGGTACGATTATGAGAGTCTTAACGTTAAGTGCTCGTACAAGTAGATAGATGATTAGGGATTTTCCACTTGCGGTAGGAGATACCAACAGACATTTTTTATATGACAAAGCATGGTGAAATCCTTCGAGTTGATAATCTCTAGGTTCAAAAGGTAACTTTAAGTCATCAAGGAAAGCTTGATTTTTTGCTATTTTTCTAGGTTTCCAATCAAAACCTATCGGGGCTACTCGATAATTTCGGGGCTCAGCAAAGATAAACACGTACTCAAGTAATCCACTATACAGTAACCTATTGTGAATATTGAATAATCTTATCTTTCCATCCCAAATCTTCATACGATATGCTGGCATGAATGTGTGGCCCGGAACAGTAAATGTGAAATAATCACAAATTTCTTGCGCTACGCCAGCTTCACAGCTTATCTTGAGATATACTTCATCTTTCTTAGTAACCTCAATGACCTCAATGACCTTCTGTGAATCGTTTCCAATCGATTGCATTTTTAATTAAATAACCTCTGTTAGACAAACTTTTCACTATAGATTCAAGATAATCAGTTTTTTCTTCTTGAAGTGTGAGTTTTTTCTTCAGTTCTATTATATCTTCATCAGCATCAATGTATTCTTGTACATCGGCCTTGAGTAGTTTGAATTGAAATGGCTCCCAATCAAGAGCCTCCATTTCTTCTGCACTCATCCTTCCTGAATAGTATTCTCTTTTTAGTTTCAAGAGTTTACTATTTTCGAATTTCATAGTACGGAGTCTCAATCTTTCATCATGAAAGAAAATTAAATATTTGTTGTGTAATTGGGGGATTTTTATGGATTCTTGAGATAGTTCAGTTTCATCCATTACACAGTCGAGTGTCCATTGATATTGTATTTCTTCAAATTTCATTTGTTCAATATATCTTTCAAATTATCAATCTTCTTTATATGTTGCTTCCATTCATGGCTTGTATCTACCTTATATAAACGATCCGCACCATGAGCATAAATACTCCTATAACCAAGATCTAAATCTTTTATATAGGTATAAGCTTCAGAATCACTCATCTCTATATACATGATAGGTTTATGTTTTCTTATTGTATTTTCGGCTCCTTGTAAAACTCTAAGTTCGAACCATTCAACATCCATCTTTATAAAATCTAGTTGATCGAATTCGTAACTATCTAAAGTTCTTGTTTTAACTTGTATTTTTGGAAAGGTTTCCCACTCAGGCTGCAACCATCTATCACCTGTCTTCTGGTCAGATTCATGTACAAGAGATGCCATTCCAGTATTGGTGGTATTCGGTACTTTCATTGTAGCAGTACCATTTTCATGCCCAAGTGCTAATGTCTCTAGTGTAGTGAGGTTTCCCCAATTACTTTGTTTATTAATGTAATTTGACATATTCTGTTTCCAACATTCAATATGTTTAGGAACAGGTTCAAAGGATATAACTCTTTTAAAATTTTGTGCTAATCTCATAGACCAGATTCCTACGTGGGCCCCAATATCAAGTGCCACATCCCGATTGGATACGTAAGGCATCACCTCATTGAATTGAGCTTGTTCATAGTCTCCACTCCAGTTGACCCAATCTTCATCATCGGGAATCCATATTCTTTTATCACTTGTTAATTTCATTAGTTTGTATAATATCCTATTCCGTAGTGTTTGTCTACAACTTTTTTGTTACATTTTAATGAGCATTCAACCCATTTATCTTTCTTAAAACTGTCAAATAATTTTTGCCAAGCATCATCATTTAACACTTGCTCCAATGTTCGATTTCCTTTCACATTTAACCTCTTTTTATTCTTTGTAAAAAAACTATCTTTCCAATTGATTGTTTTACCATCGTGCTCTAAACTCTCGTAAGGAAAACTGGTCCAACTGCATGGAAATATAGTGCCTTCAGCATTCAGATATAATCCTCTATTGCCTATTAAACACATAGGAACAATATCACCAGTAAACTGTTTTTTGATCTCCTGGAACTTTTTGTAGTTTGTCTTCATGTAGTCTAGTCTTACAGGAATACGTCCTGAAAGATTGAATGTATGTCTTTCATACCTGTGAGATTTGCTGATGTATTTTGGACTAGGTTCAAGTGGGTCTTGTTCTCCGCCATATACCTCACCATATTTCGAACCAAACTTTGTGCTGTAAGTTAATTGTAATTCATCACACCCTTGATCTTTTGCAAGTCCTTTAATTTCTAGTAGATGTGTCTCATTGAATTTGAATACAATAGTGGCCCAGTTCACAAAAATTTCGCTCTCTTCTGCACATATCTTCATGCCCATCATGATACTATCCCAATGACAATTCACACGATAAAGATTATTTGACTTTTGATCATAACCATCAACACTAAAATTTATTGTGTCGTGTTTGTTTGACACAGCGGCAAATTCCTTCCACCATTTTTCGGTTTTGTAACTGCCATTTGTTATTGTGAATATTTGAATTTTGGGATCAATGTCCTTTATGTATTTTATAATTGGTATGTAATCCTTTGTGTATATAGGATCGCCCACATCTCCACACATAGTAAATCTTTTTACTTGCGATAACATTTCGTTGTCGAATATTTTTTTAAATTGTTCTAACCTTATCTCTTTTCCCGTCCAACTAATATCAGGATGTTCCTGTCTCGGACATCTCAGACATCTTAAACTACACTTAGAACTAGGTTCTAGGTGCCAATGATAAAATTGCCAATTGTATCTATTCTCCATTGAGCTCCAAAAAGTCAGCGTCAGAATTTATGAGATATAAAATGTTGTCAGCAACATTGTCCGGAGTCATGTGTTTCATTGCATACAAATCATTAATCGGTTTGTGATTTTCCTTGTGCCTGTTGTTGTTAAATTCTGTTTTTGTTAGTCCTATTCTTGCTTCTTTGATCTTTGAATTTGGATAATCTATCTTAATTAAATCATGTAAATTTTTCATACCCAACTTACTAAGATTGTATGCGAGATCATTTGGATATTGCCTATTAACATTTGTGCTAGTAATAAAAACAATCACAATGTCTGGATTATTTTTTAGAAGTTTCTGTGCTATCAATACATTAGACACTAAATTGCAATTTAAAATTTTCTGTATGCTCTTTGAATCATGATCGGTAAATGGTACACCACCCCCTAAATCATGTCCCGCATTTAATATCGCACAATCAACCACAGGTAGATCAATGTTTAATAGCAGTTCCGGTTTATTGAGATCTATGTCTGTTCGATTTATTTCGAAAAGCTCTTGCCCTTGCAGTTGTTCTTTAATAGATTTACCTATTCCTGAAGTAGTGCCTGTTATAAAATAACGTTTCATTATCTTTTATACTGTATCTTTTAATTTTTTGAGGGCAACCATCGTACCCACCTGTTCAATTATTTCCGCATAACCATCTTCAATCCACTCATCTATAAATTGTGTCACACCCTCACAAGTTGGGTCAGTATAGTCATGTATTAAACACGGACCATTCAAATAATTCCAATGATGAGTAAAATCTCTTTTAACTCCTTCGTATGAATGATCCCCATCTACAAACAACAATGATATTGGAAAGTTTTCCATTGCCCACGAATTGTCTACTCTAATATCTATTCGTTCTTTTTCTTCGTAATCATTCAACCAATCATCTGCATCAGGATCATGACATCCTTCAACAACATCAACTGAAACTATTTTTACTTTAGTATCATGTGTGGCCATTGCAAGCAAAACTGTTGATCCTGCCCAATATCTACCAATCTCTAATATAACATTACCCGTTTCATCTTTGGGCATTTTTGTCCATTGTTGTGAGGCATACTTATACAACAAACCTGCTTCATGTAAATCTAATCGGATTATATTTCTTGTTTCTCTAGGGGAATTGAATAACCATAACAATCCTAAAAAATCACTTTTCATTTTCTAATTGTTCAATATGTTTTTAATAATATATTCTGTATAGTTAAAACTAATTGATGCGGTTTGATATACTGGATCTGTTGTAGTACTATCAAATGTTATTGCTGATAATGTGGTAGGAAAAATTTCTTTGAAATGGAATTCCATTGTAGGATTCATGGAACTACTCACAAGAGTTAATACTGCAGTTGTGTATTTACTTTCTTCACCAATCATCCACTCATATATTTCTTGCCAGTTTTTCAAATATTCATCAATCATAAAAGTTATATCAAGTGCCTCATAAGTTACAATACCAGTATGCCGAGTAAAATTTTGAAGTTGTGGTGTTGTAATGACTTGTGCTTCCAATGTTATGCCTGGTAAATTACAAGACTGAACAAAAAAAGAAGTGTTTGGTAAAGCGGCAATATCAAATTTAAATTGAACATCTGACAAAGGATTAATATTTTTAGGTTGATCTCTTAAACTTGTCATATTTCCTTTTCATCTTTTGAAAATAAATTTGGTACATCTGGGAAATTATCTCCGCAATAATTAACCCAAATAAATTGTATACAAGGATGATTTTTAGCTATATTGATAACTTGCCTGGTCCATCTAGAGTAGTCTCTTTTCATATATCTATCTTTACCGAAATAGTGTTCTGTATCAGTATAGATATTATCATAATAATCATTATCATGGTCAAAACCTAATAGGTAAACCCGTTCATAATCATTCCAAGTATAATCTCGGCACGCAATATGTAATGCACTGGTTCCTGTAGACCACCCGGCTATTTTATCGTGGGAATCTGTTAACATTTCAGTACCTATATTTTTAATTTTATGTTCCATCTGTTTTGGAACCCAAATAATATATGTCTGAGGTTTTTCTACATTTTTATCAAGTCCTGAAAGAAAAACAAATTGATCACAGTCTTGGTATCTTTTTGTTTCATGTTCAAAACCGTTAGATATTGATGGTTTCGCGTGTGCTGGTAATAGATTCCATGAATCATGTGTAAAATAACAATTTCCATCAAATCCTGAATTAATAATATCACTTATTATTCCAGCATCATGCGCACAAATCACATCAGGAGTAAAGTCTCTGTAAATAGCATTACACCCTATAACTGTACCATCTAATTTTGAGAGATCGATATTTTTTCTACTGGGACCATTTCCTAGTACAAAAATTTTCTCATCTCCTTGAGCATCAGGGCCTTCATACATATCACTTTCTCCATTATATACTACTATTTAGTAAGCATAAAAAAAGGGTGGACTAAAAGCCCACCCTTCTTTATTCCCTTGTAATCGGAATTACATGAGGTTTCCAACGATAACGTGGCGGTAGTAGCGGTTAGCGTTAGCTGTAAGTGAACCATCACCTGCTCCGTTATTTGCGGAACCGGTTTCATTTGCGAAAGGATTCGAAACAAGACCATAACGTGTCTTGAAACCAATCTTAGGCTGGAATGAATTCTCACCAACTGCACGAACCATCTGCAACGGAACGTAAGGACAGTAGAACAGTCCTGCATCGTATGCGGATGAACCTTTGTAACCAACTGTGAAATAGTTAGTTGCAGCGGATGGGGCATATGGATCAACGAAAACTTTGAAACGACCATTCAAAGTTCCAACCATTGTGGAACCAGTATCGTCTGGATCAAAATTATTTCCGGAAGGTGCTCCGGACAGCTGACCAGCCATTGCTAATGCGGATGCTACATCTGAAGAAGTAATGAGAACATTACCTTTTCCTCTGCGAGTATCTTTAGCAATTGCGTTTGCTTCACGTTCAATCTGGAACATTAACCCTTTGAACTTCTCAACTGACCAACGACCATTAGAGTCTGTGTCAAGATCGAAAGTTCCTGCGGTTGTGGTGTTATGAGCTGCACCAGTTTTTGCGTTGGTGTAGATAGTTCTCATAACTTCGCGGTTAATCTCAGCCAAAATTTCGTTTGACAAGATGTTTGACAATTCTGTTTCAGCATCCAAGCCGTGAACAGCTTTAAGATCCTGTGCCAATTCCATTGTGTACTCAGCTTTGAGTGCACGTGACTTAGCAGTAACAGTTACTTTGTCAATTGCGAATGCCATCTCTGAAATGGTAACATCAGCTTCTTGTGTCGCTGTTGCGGTACCAGTACCAGTAGTCATACTAGCATATGCAGGGTTACTGTTAGCGTGATGTGTTCCGCTACCAGAAAAGGATGTGTCGGCTTCAACAGAGTCTGCTGCTTCAACACCAGCCTGAGATGTGATGTGTGATTTCATAGCGAAAATCAGTCCGGTAGGACCAGTCATCGGTTGAACTCCACAAACATCATAGGCGATGAGATTAGGCATAGCTCTACGAACCAACGAAATCAAAACGGGATCAACAGTATCAATGTTGCCACCAGTCTTGTTAGCGTGGGCTGCTTCTTGGATATTTCCAAACATTCCTTCTTGTGAGGACTGCTCCCGCATAGCTTTCTCTTGGTTTTCCAAAAGAACTGCTGTTACGGCCTTCCGATAATTGTCTTTAATCGGAGGGAGATCTTCGTGTCCAAGAACCGGACCCCACTTTTTCTGAAGGTCTTCAGCTAGGTACATATTATTCTCCTATAGGTTTATAAAATTAAGAATTATAGCGACGGATCGCCGATGTATAATGTTGCATAGATTCATCAATTTTTTCTGGAGATTGCTCTTCAGTCAATTCGATGGTTTCATCAGTTTCAGTAATTTCTGATGTAACTGAATCAGTCTTTGGGAAATAACTCTCCTTAAGGACATTCAATTTTTCAATGTATTGCTCTGA